TTAAAATGTACGAGAAATTTTCGGAGCGGATAATGACCGCTCCTGCAAGTTCTCATGCAGATAGACATAACTGTTTTCCTGGAGGATATTTAGATCATATTCTTCGTGTATGTGATATGTCAAAAACTTTATATGATGTTTGGAATAAAGTCAATGCCGGTACTAATACATTTACTTTAGAAGAATTAATCTTTAGTGCATTAAATCATGATTTAGGAAAAATAGGAACTGAAGAAGGAGAATATTATATTCCTAATGATTCTCAATGGCATAAAGAACGTGGACAAATTTATAAATTAAATGGTAATATTGATTACATGAAAGTACCGGATAGAAGTTTATATCTATTACAACAGCATGGAATATCTGTTACACAAAACGAATATTTGTCTATTAAATTACATGATGGTTTATATTCAAAAGGTAATGAAGGATATTTTATGGCACATAGTTCGGATATGTCTTTGAAATCTAATTTACCAATATTATTACATCATGCAGATCATTTAGCTACGTTAGTTGAAGACCATAGCAAAGGAATTAAAACTGAAGTAGTAACTGTAGCTACTAAACATAGTACTAAAAAAGTTAATGATCCTGTAGTAGATAATAATTTGAAAAATATGTTTGACGAATTATTTAAATAAAAAATTATGATACTTACAATAATATTACTTGTAATACTTTTAGGAATTAGTATTTACATTAACGTAAATCTCTTAAAAAGAAATGAGCAAATGGAAGAAGCTCAAGATTTAATTGCTAATGATTACGAAGAATTATATAATAAAATGCTTTTGTTCGAAGCAGTAATTGATGATGCGAATAAAAAGTTAAAAGAAATAGATTATAAAGGCTCGTTTGAAAGCGATGATGAAGTTGGATTTTTCTTTAAAGAACTTAAAAATATACAAGACGATATAAATAAATTTTTACAGTAACATGGCAACAAGAAAAAAGAAAAATTACTTTACTGAAGAAACTGAAAATGCAATTGTACAATACAATTTAACTACTTCATTATCTGACCGTAATAAAATTTACGAAGCGCATATTAAATATCCTTTTGATAAATTAGCAGAAAATATTATTCATACTTTTAAGTTTTATCATTTTGATATTCCTTACGAAGATGTTAAACATGAAGTAGTAGCGTTTTTAAATGAGAAGATTCATAAATATACTCAAGGAAAAGGAAAGGCTTTTTCGTATTTTAGTATAGTAGCAAAGAATTATCTTATCAACCATAATAACAATAACTATAATCGATTTAAGAATACTGACGCATTAGAAGTCGTTGATTCACATAGAAAAGTAGTTAACGAAATTATTCGCGAAACGGATATAGAACATAAAAGAGAATTTATGGACGTATTTGTTGAATATGTAGATTTAAATTTAAATAGTTTATTTAAAACAAGAGAAGAAATTCAAGTAGCAGATTCAATTTTAGAATTATTTAAACAGCGACATAACATTGAAGAGTATAATAAAAAAGCTCTTTATATTATGATACGAGAACGTACAGGAATGCGTACGCAATATATTACTAAAATTGTTAACCAATTAAAACGGATGTATTTTTTACTTTATCAGGAATATAAAATAACCGGTAATATCAATCCTTCCGTATTAAATCAAAAAGATACTTTAGTTGATAATTATTTTTGATGGACTTCGATATAGAATTATTTAAAGGAAAAACATTTTCCGAGTTAATGAAAGACGTTTATGACAATTCAAAAAAGAAAGAACGCCAAATTAATTTACTGATTGCAGAGTTGAAACCCCTCATTAAAAATGTAGGGGATGCAACTTTAATAGTACCTCTTATTAAAGAATATTTGGAAGTAGGAGTTAAAAACGACGAGCATTTAGTTAAATTAGCTGCTGTTGTACAACGTTTAATATCTTCTAATACAAAAGCTCAAGCAGAAACGGGTAATGGATATCTTCTTTCAGAAGAAGAAAAACAACAGTTGTTAGCAGAATTAAATACGATAGAAAATTCTGATATAGAAATAAATTCAAAAGTAATTAATTTAGCTGTTGAACAAAAACAAATAGATTCAGGAGATATTAATGAGGACATTTAATGCACCTGGCGGAGAATTTCAAATATCGTTTGCAGAAGTAGTTAAAGTAGAATATGAAGATAATAATCCTTTAGTATTTCAAGGAATACAATGTAAAGGATTAAACGCATCAGTAGGCTCTGCAGACGGTGATCCTACTACATTTTTAGCAAAACCATTAAGTCCTTATTTACGTAGAGTACCTTTGCAAGGAGAAATTGTAATGCTTATTGCAGGACCGTCGCCTGCTATATCCGCTATTAATCCAGCAGCACATGTTTATTATATTGACATTGTTAATGTACAAGGATTAGTAAATCATAATAGCGTGCCTACTGCAGGTAAAGTCACTAAAGGCGGTGGATTAAATTCAGCCGCAGCAGCCGGTGCAATTGGTGGAAGTCCTCCTCCATCACCCGATAAAAACTTTTTTGAAGATGATAATGCTTCTTACATACAACATTATGTAGGTGATGTTATTGTAGAAGGACGTTATGGACAATCTTTACGTTTTTCATCAACGCAAAAAAATAAAGGAATTTTTTCTAAATCTACTATTTGGGAACAGGGAGCTGCAGGAGATCCTATTACCATTTTACGTAATAGTAAATTTAAAGGACCCGGTAATAAATTATATGCAGAAGACTTAGAAAAAGATGATAGTATGATTATATTAACATCAACGCAAAAGCTTCCATTAAAACCTGCATCTGATGCAAAAAAAGCTGCAAATGAAGTTAGTATACAAGATAAATACGAAAAAAATCAAATACTTTTAAATTCAGGTCGTTTAATTTTAAATGCACGGCAAGAAGATATTTTAGCATATGCTAAAAAAGGTGTACATATATCTGCAGATAAAATAGCAATAGACGCCAAATCAAAATTTACAGTTGATAGCCCTGCTATTCATTTAGGCGCTCAAGCTACGGAACCTATCATTTTTGGCCAAAAATGGGCTACATGGATGAATAATTTAATTACTGCATTAGGTTCATGTTTTGTCGCAACGGGCGTCGGACCATCAGGTCCTTTAATGGGAAATCCAAATTGGTCGCAAGTCGTACAATTACAAGGACAAATTAATACGTTATTAAGCCAGATATCTAAAACTAAATAATTACTTTTCAGTATAATTATTTAAAAAGATATCTACCATGAATACTAAAGAATTCGTACAAGTATTACGTAAGATTATTAAGGAAGAAGTTAAATCAGCGGTATCTGAAGCTATTAGAGATATAGCTACTGACAGTTTAATCGAAAATACAATTAAGCCTTCGGAACCCGTTTATGATTATAAACCTAAACCTAAAAAACATGTAGTACAAAAACAATTTAGTAAAGATCCTTTATTAAATAGTTTATTAAATGAAACGGCTCAAACGTCCGAACCTATTCCATTAGAACATAACGATTATTCAGAATGGCCTACAATGGAAAGTCCTAGTATGAATACTAATTTTGCATCATTAATGGGTAATCCTAGATTTGTAGATAATAGAAAAATAGATGCTACGCCCGATGGCGTACCACCTCAAGCAGTTCCAGAAGAAGTGAAAAGTGCATTAACGAGAGATTATCGATCATTAATGAAAGCTATTAATAAGAAAAAAGGTAATTAATAATGCCAACTAATGTACGTAAAATAAATCCAATTGATTTACTTCCAGATGTAGCGGTAGGTATAATGTTACCTGCGACTGGTGAAGATGGTACATTATTTAAATTATCTTATACAACTCAAGAACAAGCAATAAGTAATTTAAAAAATTTATTATTAACTTCTATAAACGAACGATTGATGCAACCGATGTTCGGAACTAATATTCTTCAATTTTTATTCGAACCAATGTCTACAAATTTATTAAGTAAAATTGATCAACATGTACGTACTGCTATAAATTATTGGCTTCCTTATATTATATTAGAAAATTTAGAAGTAGAAGGATTTTTTGCGGGCTCGTCGGGTATGGATGAAAATGGTATTTATTTACGTTTATTAGTAAGTATAACCGAAAATGGAGCTATTATACCTATAACAATATTATATACACCATCTATAATACAAGTAATAACTGAAAATGAATAAGAAAGAAATAAATTATTTAGGCAGAGATTTTTCGCAATTTCGTGATAATTTAATAGAATTTGCAAAAGCATATTTTCCTAATACATATAATGATTTTAATGAATCGTCACCGGGTATGATGATAATGGAAATGTCTTCATATATAGGAGATGTATTATCATATTATACAGATTATCAATTTAAAGAATCGTTATTGCAAGAAGCAAAAGGTACTGCAAACGTATTAGCAATTGCTAGATCATTAGGATATAAAAGTAAAAATATTGTACCTGCTGTTGTAGATTTAGATGTATATATTATTATACCTTCAGTATATAATTCTACATTATCTAAATACGAACCTGATTATTCGTATGCATTAACGGT